GTGAGATTAGTAGTTTTGATTGCACTCAAGCAGTTGAATATTGGACCTCGACCATAGACCTCACCAGCACAAGTGTTCCAACGAAAACATATATACGGATTACTACCAGTACCAGTAAGAGATTCTTTCTTAAGAATTTCAAGAGTATTAAGCTCAATACAAATATACATAAATGCATCTTCATTAAGCTTTGAATAATCTTTACAAACAATTTCTAACAGCTTTGTTTTTGTATCAGGTTTAGAAATCATAGCGTTTGTAAGCTCTTGTGGCATCTCTATATCTGGAAACAAGATATGCAAGTCGGAATAACGTACTTGTCTTTCTCTATATACATGGTCAATGTTGTCATCTGGACCAACATCAAGAACTACATGAGGTAATGGAATAGCAGAAAAAGATATTGGATTAATAGCATCACCTTCAGAAACATGAAGGATACCAGTACCAACAGCCAAGTCCATAAAGGACTCATGAACCTCTTGAGCAAAGTTTGAGTTTTGTAATACTTCAAAAACATACTCAGTTATAAAGTCCAATTCATTATTTATTTCATCTCGTTCATCTATTGGTATCTCTGAGCCAGCAGCAAAATCAGCCCAACGAGCAAAGTTGGGGACAAGTCCTTGCTGGAGTCTTGATGCAAATTCTTGTACTCCAACGACAGCAGTCTCATCAAATATTTTTTCATCTCTACGTTCTCCTATGGTCTTCGATTTAAATGTTTCTCGCATAGGCATTGTATATTCGTAGCAATCATCAAACACATCTTCAAAGTGCTGACGTATTGTTTTAGCTTTTTCAAACTTTTCTTTATAGTATTTAGCTAATGCTTTTGGTTCTGTTGGCATACCAATATGCATATTAGTACCTTCTCAAACCTGTCTGTGTTGTCTGAACACCCTGTGAAAGAAAACCAGAACCACCTTGACTTCCTGTGAACAAAGAACCTCTACCAACTTTTCTTCTAAATACTGTACCACCAGTATCATAGAATAAACTTGTTTTTACTGGAGCTGATGTTTCTACTTCTTCATCAAGAGCTTTCTGCCTATTTACAATCTTCTGCTCTTCTTCTTCCTTTTGCGCAGCCTTTGTTTCTTCCTTTACCTCTTGTCTAGGTTCAGGAGTTGGGCTACCACCACCACCAAAGCACATACTTACCTCCTTATGTCCATTCCAAAAAAGTTCCTCTTTCTAGCTATACTAGGTCTTTTAAATAAATCAAAGCCTTTTCTTGCATTGAAGGCTTGCATTGGTTTTTGTCCAGACATCAAACTTCTTCCTTCTCCAGCTCCTAACATCAAGTATTGCAGAGCATCATGAATATGAGAGTACATATTTTTTTCTGGTTTATCTTCGTACCTTTCTCCAGATACTTGCATTCTTCTATAGCAGTAGCCACCTTGAAAACCTTTTATAAGTTGTGGACATCTTCTATCAATTAAGAAACCAGATTTGCCATCTACCATTTTATTAAGTTGTGAAGAAACAGATTCGAGTCTTAGGTCTATGCTGTTGCTAGGAGCTGGTGTTGCTTTGAGTCCAGCACCACGCAGTATTTGAAAAGGAGTTGACTCATCTGTCTGCGCCCTAAAATCTCCAGCTGGGTCGCCATAGATATACACATCAAGATTGCCAAATCGTGTAGCAATCTCTTGTCTTAGTAATTCTGAAAAACGTACTATACCCATATCAATTGCAACTATTTCTGACTGCACCAACCATCGACCTCGAACCTTCTGACCAAACACAGCAGATGGAGTCAATCCAAAATCAATACCAATATATAAAGGTACACCAGCAGCAACTGGTATTTCCTCTTGTGCAATATGTGAGTCACTTACAAAGTCTGGATATACTGGCTTACCTTCTTGAATCATACCAAGACGATTCATAACATAAACATCTATCCAACTTTTTGTTTTACCATTTACAATATTTGGATAATAGCTTTGTAATATGTTTTTGCTGTTCTCTGCTTCGGGTGTTGGGGAATAGGATAATACTTCTCCTTTCTCACCAAGATTCTCTGTCATTGCTGCTGGCTGAGTATAGAACTTCCAGTTCTCAGGCTTGACTAACATTGTTGCTTGCTCTCTAGGTATGTGGTCTGGTATTGGAACTTCACCTGACATTATTGCCCACCAATGGTCTTCTTCTGGTGCGTTAGTATCACAGATAACACCTGACCAACTAGAACCACCCTCTCTCATGCTTGGGTATCGACCAACACGCATAGTACACGCATCAACAATACTTTTTGGAATCTCTCTTGCTTCGTTAATCCATATCCCAGTCAGCTCGAGTGACAATAACTTCTTCACATCTTCTGGTCTATCCAATGCTAAAAAAATTACTTCGAGGTCTAAATCATTCATAATAATGTGGTGAGTGTATGGAACAGACCAATGAAACTTTCCCCACTCATTCTCTGGAAACCAATCCAACCATGTCTTGATTGTTGTTGTTCTAAGCTGTGGGTTTGTATTTCGTATGATTGCCCAGCGTGATTTACGCACTCCATCATCATTTGGCTTCTGCTCGAGAGCCCTTCTGAATACTTCAACACAACACGCAACAGATTTACCAGAACCAACTGGACCTCGTATGCCACGAAAAAAACTACTATCCTTCATAAACTCTTTGAGAACTTTACCATCAGGCTTGTAAGTAAACTTCATCTCAGACCTTTATCAATTCCAGCCTTTAATAATTTTTCTATAGTTTCCTGACCTTGTGCTTCGATTATGTTATCTAGCATTTTATTAGTGATGAAGGAAGCTGTATGTTTCTCATCAAAGTATTGGAAATGTATCTTCTTTACAAGCTGACGCAACATACGATGGTCTTCTGGTTTAAGAGTGTTTATAAAACTCATGTGAACTTTCTATGGGATGCTGTCTTCTTTGCTATCTTCTTTGGTTGTCGAGATACTTGTTTACCCTTACGCATGGCTGCTCTTTTCTTTCGAGTTGTTGCTCGATACTCTTCATCCGATAAAGATTTTATTGCTGACTCTGGTAAATACCTCTCCCCAGTTTTGAGAGAGGGTTTACCAGACTTGGTTCGCCACTTCTGTCTTGTCCATGCTCGTAGGCTTCTCTGACTCTTTGCTAAAGCCATCAGCGATATCCACCACCTTTGGCTTTATATTGTTTGGCTAACATCTGTGCCTTTCGTGCAGACCATTGTCCAGGTCTTCCACCTTTACCACCAGCCTTGATTCTGCGAAAGAGTGCAGCTCTCATTGTTGGCTTGGTATAGTTTCCAGCTGCATTAACTGCCATTACTTCTTCTTCTTTTTAGAAGCCATAATTTTTGATTGCAGTTGTTTAGGAAGAGTCTTCTGCTTTGCAGTCAAACCATTCTTCTTCGCTGGTGGTCTTCCTCTTTTACTTCCGTAAGTTCCTTTTCCCATAGGCATAGTACTATCCTTTCTTTTTCTTGGCTTTATTTCTTCGTGAGATTGCTGCTGCCTTTCGTTTTGCGTCGGCTTTGCTTGATGCTCCCCACGCTCTTAGGCTGAGAAGAAGTCTTGTTGGTCTTCCCTTTGAGTCCCTTTCCGGTCCTCTCATTCCCCCCATCCTTGCTAGAAAGCTTGCTCTTCTTGGGTTGTCCCCTGACTTTACTGGAGCTTTTAGAGTTCCTCCCTTGTAGCTTGCTCGACCTTTTGCGTTCAAGCCGCCCTTCGGATTCTTCCCTGCCTTTCTTTGCCACGCTGGAGTTTTCGGCATCTTTTCTCCTTCTCAATATATTCGACATTAACACAGCAACACGCATAATCAATCCCTTTAAGTGTAAAAAAATATTTATCAAGCTTTTTTCTCCATAAATGTTAGTGAACTATCCCTTGCAACTGTGGTGGTGTCACTTTTGGGGTGCCACCCACCTACAGCTATGTTCCACAGCATACTATCAGCAAATCATGATAGGTCTATGTTGACTGATATAGAACCAATATGATTATGCATTACTCTGTCTACTGCTTTGAAACCAGCCCTATCTAGTAAATCTTTGCTAGCTTCTAGTTGTACATACTCACTCTTTGCTTTATCAGAGAGGTTTACCAACTTACTCAGTGCTTTCGTAGCATTCATACTTAGCTGTTCGTTGATGCAAGTCATCATATACTGTTGCACATGTGGCAATCTCAAAGCCTTGCTAGCTGTGACTCTGCCTGATTCTCCAGCACTGTATCCAGCTTGTTTACTCGCATCTGTGATTGAGCCACCACTTGCTACGAGTGTATCAACCAATGCTTTCTGCTTTGTTGTTAGCCTGTGTGTCATTTGCCATCTCTCCTTCTTCATCATGCTAGATTGTACCAGCTACGATTTAACCTTGTATTTATCCACCATGTCAAGGTCTTAATTTCACTAGCTGCTCTTTTTCAGCCCCCAAAACAGCCACCAAGAGGTCATTTGAGATAATGTCTCCGAACGCTCTTCACGAGTGCACGTAAATGCTTCACTCATAATATAGTCCTTTCATGATGTTAATTTACTGACCAGTCTTACCATCAAACGACATTGGTAGAGTGCGGTGCAGTCTTGCCAGCAGAAGTGTGCTGGCTGGTCTTTGTATTACCCAACAACTAATTTCCCCTTGCTGGTAGGCGCAATTCCTCGCGGAACAAATTAGCTGTTGCTCTACAGTCGTTTGCTGGACACCTGTCTGCATAAATTAACAAACTATGAAAGGAGTAATATTATGAGTAAAGATTTAGTACACAACGTGAGAGCATTCTACGACATTATCACAAATGACTGGCAGCGTTATTACGAGCTGAAAAAGGCTAGTGAAGACCTTGAATGGAAGATAAATAACAAGGATAAATACATAGCTGATACATCTAGCGAGTATGATGCAGAATGGGAGAGATGCCAAACGACTAACACAGTCTCCACCACGCTAGAAAGATTGGATAATAAAATCGAGCAAGCTCAGCAGACTCAATCAGAGTTACGAGTTATGAAACAAGCTGTGGATAAAGTGCTTGAGTCTCAGAACCTAGAGTCACTACCTAGAAGGACTCTTGCTGAGATGCCAAAGCGTGCATCAGAAACTATTGATAACACAGCATCAACAAAGAAACAGCTTAAGTCAGAAAGCTAATCACGAAAGACCTGAGCAAGTCGCTAAACTGCTCACCTCAACACAAAGGAGAAAGATATGTTAGCAACAGTTATAGCAAGTTACTTGATAGGTAATCTAATGATACTAGGATTTATTATCTGGTTATGGAGAAAGCCATGAGGTCAACTATAGAAGAGATACTTGGAGTAGCATTTCTGCTACTCTGGTTTACCATTTTATTCTCAGGATTATTTGAACAGTTCATGCTAGGGGTCATCGAGACCTTTAGCTGAACAGCTCTAGCAGCAATGGTGCCAGCGTCCAGCTTGGCACTCATTGGCTGCGTCGAGCTGGAGCTAATGGGTGAGTGGGGGCTGACGTATCTAGTTGGCGGCTCAGCCGTCAGATTGAATAGTGTAGTAACGAGTATGAGTTTTCCATAAAAATGAAAGGAGAAAGCTATGGAAAAAATCTATGAAGATGAATTTAAAATAAATGATGAGGAGATGTTTATACTTGATAGAACACATGGCAAACGTATTGCACAGCTGAAGATAGATAGAAACGTAGAGATATATTCAGCAGCAAAAGGTAAGTACCTCGTAGTAGAATGGGAGCATGGATTCTGTCAGCGACACTTCTACAACACATTGTCAGAAGCAATCCAGCATTGTGTTGAACTTAGAAAAATCTATGACAGAGTTAAACTAAAATACTCTCATGCATACGGAGGAGTAAAGATGTAGGTAAATTAATACCCTGTTAATATACCTACGAGCTTTTCCCTCTAACAAAAACATCTTGCTCTCTGGTCAAGGATACCCTTCGGCACTTCGTGTCCTTGACCATGCAATCTGTTCTTGTTTTGAGGGCTTGTAAATTTTTTAACAAATGATAAACTAAACATGGAGAAAGCAATGAACGAACAAACATTCTACTATTCGAAAGAGATTCTTCGACAGATAGATTTCGCTGATGCAAACGCACGAAACTGTTGGGGAGTTATCATTGGACATACTTGTTTTGCATTACCTGAATCAAAAGAACGCAGAGCTGGTATCAAAATGATATGCAATGGATTCAAGCACAAAGGCAGAGTCGACATTGACCTGACTTGGGCTGATGACTACACCATAAAGTTCTACAACAAACATGGAACAAAAATCAAAAAAACTCTGGAGCGTGTGTATGCTACAGAGCTTTGTCGTACTCTTGATATTCACATCGAGAGTGGACCTGATTCACCAGTACCAGAGTTACAATTCACAACAACTGTTACGGAGGTAAACTAATGGACAAAACAGCAGAAAGAGTACATATGATTAACGATAGATACACAACTCAAAAGCGTAGAATTTATCGTCATCTAGAAATATTCGGTAGCATCTCACCACTTGAAGCACTCAAACATTATGGGTGCATGCGACTTGCTGCTCAAATACTCGAGCTAAAAAAAGATGGAGTAGAAATCGTTACAACAATGAGAGAGCAAGGTGACAAGCAATGGGCTGAGTACTGGCTTGAAGAAAGATTCAGAAGAGAACACAAGCAAGCAACAGACTTTAATCTTGCCAGGAGTGGTGGGTCAATGCCGTTACCAAAAGCATTCTTTAAACAAGAGCGTGAGCATTATGAAAACATTAGTGCTGACCCATACGAATGGAGTGAGGAAGGACATTGACCAAAGAAAACGTAGGAACATTTGTGTGGAATAATCTAACACACAATGTAACAGTTCGAAGAGACTATCTGAATTACTCAGAGTCTGGCATGCCTTATGTGGTAGACCACTTTGAACTGCATGTAACTGATGTAAATGGTAACAAAGTAAAAAGTCCGTTGACAGAAACTGGGTATCGTTCGTACATGCTCGCACGAAAGTCAGAGCATTACGGAGGTACAACTCATTGTGACGAACCAGTTACCAATGAGCAGTTTCTTGTCAGCATAAAAGAAAAACTAGGCGAAGAGCCAAAACAAAAGGAGTTAATGTTATGAGTATACAAAAGTCAGTAAGAGGTAAAGAAATGGTAACACTAGAAGAAAGAGTACAGAAAGACTTTCTATTCTATGAATCACTACACGAAGATGAAGAACGAATCAAAAGCTGGGACGTTCGATATTCGTTTGGCAAAGTGAAAGAAGCACTCGAAAGTATTAAAGAGATGTATCACTTTGTAGATGACTCACGCAATGAAGCTAACGTACCCACATCAAAGGTACGAGAGATTCATTACGGAGATGACAAGTGAGTCACCCAATCAATGAACAAATCAAAGATACTGTCAATGACCAGCTAGACAATCTGACAGTATCTGAGCTACAATCTATGGTTGAAACATTAGGAATGAACTCGGTAGTTCTTGATGATTTCTTGCGTGATGTAGCTGAACAAATGTATGAGCAACTACATCTTAAGTTGTAAAAAAAAGGGTGGCCTAACAAGCCACCCAGTTTGAAGGATTAATATCATGATTACTAAAAACCAGATTAGAATACTATCAGCTTTGTTCTATCTATCAAAGGAAAAAAAACAAAGAGTAGTATTATCAACTCATATTTCTAAACTTATGCCAGACATGAGACAAGGAACACTATCAGCAGCATTGAATCTTCTCGAGCATAAACTTGGATTGGTCATATCATTACCTTGTGATTGTGCCACAAGATTTATGTATGCAAGTAAGAATGCACCAAGTACGACAAGAAAATATTACATTACCGGACATGGTAATAAATTAGTCAATATGTACTTGAAAATGGTAAAACGAGATGATAATACTGTTGATTATGAAAAGTTATCTGCAGCAGCTTACGCAACAATCAGAACAGCTGAACGTCGACTTACGCAAGGCTTTTAACTGGGCTGGATTATCAAAGACAACATACTATCGACAGCTAAGAGGAACAGAGTTACGTTATGATACTGCTGCAAAAATTGAAAAAGCTATTGAACAACTTGCCACGCTTCAAAAAAAATAAAGGAGAAGAAAACAGAGCATCAATCATCTGTGATGCGTGTGGTAAGTCAGCACAATATTTTGTTGTATCCCTCTATAAAAGCACAAAGATATGTATGAAATGCTATGAGGAGGACACATGGTTAGCAAAAGTAAAGCAAAAGGAAGCTATCACGAAAGGTGGTTTCTAAAATTATTTAATAGTTTAGGTATTCGTACAAAGAAACAACCACTATCGGGCAGTTTAGGTGGTGAGTACAGAGGGGATTTGACTGTTGATGTAGCTGGCAAAAGCTTAATAGTTGAAGTCAAATACAGAGATAGCAGTCAATTCCCTAATGTATTTAATTTACTAGAAGATAAAGACCTTGCTGTATGTAAACGCAAGAAGGGCTCTCCAAGATACTGCGTCATAATCAAAGACGAAGTATGGGAAGATGTCTTTGCATATCTCATACGGCATGAATCAAACATAGATTAACAACAGGAGTTCCAAATGGAAATACAAATCAATTTTGACAACCTTCAAATCGAAACACTTAACATGAACTTGGAAAAAAATACTGAAAAGCCAGCGACTGGCAAACAGTTGTGGAAGTTACAGAACCAAGTTCTCCGTAACTTACGCATCATTGATACGCTGAAAAAAGCATGCACCACATATCATATTGAGGACAAACAATACCATGAGATAACAGAATGGGAAGATATCATGGACGATATGACCAAACTCTCATTCCCAATCTCGTTAGAGAAAGCTAGCAATCTAATCAAACAGCTAGTCAACATTGAAAAGGATAGCTTGAACTATCACAAGAGATTTATCGAGAGGAAACTAACCAGAAAGAAGGAGTCATCATGATTGAAAACAAAATACATCTAGTAAAAGATGGAGTGGGAGCAGTTGAATTACTGCTTTCATTCCGTTCCCCAACCTATGCTAACATCAAAATGAAACAAGAACTGTCAGACATCGATGGTGTAGAGGTAGACAAACTGATAATTACTTGTCGAGATTCTACTGCTGCACTCAAAGCAAGTGACGTTATGCAAGTTTACATGACACCACTAGACAAAACAGAACTTGCAAGTCGTATATCAAAATGGAAATATCTTTTCTACAAACCATACAATTCAACTATGGAAGAGGTTGAAGAACGTAGTGCAGCAATCCTCGAGCAACTTGCTGAACTGCCAGCAGATTGTGTTCATCATGCTCTTGGTATGGCAATCCGCAACTACAAAATCTTTCCGTCATTCTCTGAAGTGTTTGCGATTATGAAAAACAACTTCAATGAACGACAACACTTTGCAACTCAGGTAGATAAAATTCTTGACCAGTTGCATCAATGAAACTATGATGTCTATATAAATAAGGAGAAAGCACATGGACAGAACAAAATTCATCGGTGGTAGCGATACCATCCGATTAGTAAAAGGCGACTGGGAAAGTCTCTATCTCGAAAAAATTGGAGAGAAGCAGCCAGAAGATTTGTCTGACAATCTACAAGTTCAGATTGGTATCACAACAGAACAACTGAATGTCGAGTGGTTTGTCAAGAATCACAGCAATCATCTTGATATGAATATGATTGAGAGAAACAAGAGTATCGGAATCTATTTGATAGATGACGTACCTTGTGCTGCAAATCTTGATGGCTTGATTACACAGTACCAGGAGCAGAGACAATGGATTCTCGAGTGCAAGCATACCAATCCATTCAACTCTATCCAAGATGTTATCGAGAGATATATGCCACAAGTACAATTCTATATGCACTTACATAGACACATGATGAAACAACGACCAATACGAACTCGTCATCATTGTGCTGGTGCATTCATATCAATCATTCAAGGAAATGGTAGTAAGTATCATCAGTCCCATATCGAGTACAACGAACTGTACGCAGAGAAGATTATGGAGCTAGTGAAGAAGTTTTGGTTGAACCATGTTGTGCCAAGAGTCAAGCCAGCTGACAATGGGGTTGCGGACCCACCAGAGGTCAACGCAATCCCCATTGATAGGAAGATTCAAAAGAGTATGACGCACAGTAATGAGTTTACCAATGATACACATGAGTACATACAGACTATGGCAGAAGCAGAGAAGCATGCAGATGCAAAGAAAAGACTGCTTAGTCATGTAACTGACGATGTGTATGAGATGTACAATGATTACCTAGTAATATCAGTATCAAAGACCGGAAGAAGAAGTATTCGGCTGCGTAAGCCAATACAACTTGCTTATGACATAATGAAAGGAGAAAGCAATGGACGGACTAAACAATCAGATTAGACAAGGAAAACTGCTTGCAAAGCTAGTAGTGTTAGCAGAACTACAAAGCTATGTTACAAAGCAGAAGAATTATCTTGAAATGGAACTAGCAGCAGAACAAGCTGAGATGAAAGAAATAGAAAGAAAGGAGAAAGAGCGTGACCAAAGATAATATCTATACAGCACTCATGAAGTGTGAGTTTAAAAAAGTAAAAGTTGAGGGTAACAATGCAATGTTCAATGCCAAGTATATGAAGGTAAAGGACATCATACCTATGATTGAATTAGAGTTGCAAAAGCAAGACATCATTTGCATTGGGACTATGAAAGTGAATGAACACAATTCACCAATACTCAATATACAACTACGACATATACCTAGTGATACATTCATCGAGAGTGAGTGTACTTGCTTAGATGATACCAAGAAAGGGAGTCAGCAAATTGGTAGTGGCATTACCTACATGACACGATACATTTTGCAACGGCTGCTTAACTTAGTTCCAGATGAAAGCACAGATGATGACGGCAATGAATCTAGCAAGTCTGGTACATTTCAGAAACCTAGAAAAGTAATTAGAAAGGACAACTATGGAATATGATAACACAAATACTGGTGCAGTTTTTCAACCGAACAATGAAGAGCTGAGTGGCACTGGTACACTCAATGACAATGGCAACGAGAGTCGAGTATGCGTTGTCAAATCAACACAGAAAGATGGCAGTGTAGTGCGTGACATCTACATGAAAGTTGGTCGTATGTGGGACAATGAAAGCTCTAACGGAATGGCACCACAGTTTACTGGTACGATTGATTTACCATCGGACAATAGTCGAGTTGCAGCATGGGTCAAGCAAGGCTCATATGGTATCATGCTGTCTCTTAAGCTATCACCAAAACAAGAACAGGAACAATCATCTGTTGACAATGATACTGAATCAGATGATATTCCTTTTTAGGGTGGTGCTTTCTCCAAAGATGCCCTAAAACATGCTAGGAGGTCTATTACTGCTCTGCTTGCCAGACCTCCTAGCTTTCAAAGAAAGCACAGAATATGATTACAAAAATGACACACACAGTAATTCTCATGCTTACAATAGACCTCGAGTCAGCAAGAGAATGCCAGGCACTAAGCGAAAAAGTTTACAACGAGAATAGATGCTTTGAAGCCTACAATATCTACAGCACTGTACCACCTCGAAAGCCAGACAACTTTGATGACATCATATCTCTTTACATAGAACGCAAGAAGCTATGGGAGAAGTGACCACAGATAATGTAACCAGAGTTCATCTGGACCATCGTAATCATCAAAGTCAAAAGCTAGTTGTCTAGGTGTGGAGCTGGAAGTGAGGTCCATCGATGAAGGGACGTCTATTCTCTTTTCGTCTTGTGTCGATGTAGTCATTCATTAAATCCTCTGCACTATCCGGTGACATGGTAAGAAGCTTGTGCCATGCCGCACCCCAAACCAAATCAACTCCAACTTCTTTACCAGCCTTACGCATAGCATCTGCTATGTTATCATAATCCACAATATCC